AAAAAATATTGTCATCCTCGGCATCAGTTCCGTTATCGACAGCACTGAAAATGTCGTCAGCTTCGTTTACGGCCTGATTCTGTTCTGAGACCTTCGCCTCTGCAACCTTCGCATTTTTGCCGATGCCCTCATAGATCTTGTTCACAATGGAATTGATCTCAGAAGACACGGGATTCTCCTTGAAGGCATCGATCTCAGCCTGCGCATAAGAAATCTCATCTTCGGAGAAACCAGAGATCGCGGCGTTCATCTCTCCGATACGTTCCTTAGCCTGCGCTTCGGCAAGTGCCTTCTCAAGAGCGTTACTCTCCTCCAAGAGCTCGTTATACTTTCTGTCGAGCTCCTTATACTCATCCTGCACTTTATTAAGCGCTTCCTGAAGCTGCTCAACAGAACCGGTGAGTTCGTTTTTCTCGCTTTTGATCGCCTCAACTGCGGCGTTCGCCTCGCTGATTTTGCTCTCACAATCAGCCTGGCACTGAGAAATCGCATTTTGCTGATCGGTATACTCGGTAATAACCTGTTTCACGAGAGCATTGATTTCAGACTCATTCATTGGTTTCATTTCCTCCTCTTGCTCATTTTTAGATTCATTCAATTCAATCAATTGTGCGGAATTGTCGGAAGGTGTCACGCCGAGCAGGGCATAGCCCGAATGGATAAACTCAGTCGGGATTCTTCCAAAATCTTTATAACCGTACTTATAAATAATTCCTTCGTTTTTCTCTGTGCGCATTATTTCAACGCTTCCCTTTGGATAAATGCCATTTGCAATATCCTCATCAAGTTTCGCGCAGAAATTGTGATAGCAACTGCTGTCAATTTCGCCTTCACCAATGCATGCAAGAAATTTTTCTCCGTCTTCATCCTCAATTTCATCAATGTATCCATTGGTAAAAGAACCGATCATCGTTGCATCCTCAAAAACTGGCACCCCGTCAATAGTGTCCGTCAATCCATGTCCGCACAGCTCTGTTCTTTCTTCATCTAAAAATTCACATCGAAGAGACATTCCCTTTATGCTCGGCAAAGCCTTTTCACAGTATTCTCTTATCCATGTAATACCATTGGAATTGTATTGAGTTCCAACCTCATTCTCTTCATCGATGCAATCGTCAGGAAAAATCTTATAAAGCACAACTCTGAATTTTCTTCGGCCGTTTTGGCCTTTCTTTTTTGATTCGTTAAAAATCTCAAATGTTTTCAACCATTCTCACCACCTTCCTCTTCGTCCCAAATCTATATATAAAAAAGACATGTCTTGTCTTTCTTACACATATGTTTTTTACTCATCTGAGGGGGACGCAAGCGCGTTCCCGTTATTGGATCTCGATTGTACAGTCCTGTCGGTCGGCTCGTCTGTTTCTGGCCGTCCTGCTTTCTTCGTCAGGGTGTAGCTTGTCTGATGTGCCGGATATTTGTTTTCTACATCCTGTTCAAGCTCCTGATCCAGCATTGCAAAAAATACATCTGGTGAAAGCCCGCATGCGGCTGCCCAAAGCGACAAACTCCCTTTGCCTTGCAAATAAAGATCCTGCGCATAACCAACCATCTTGGATTTGTTCACATGCGTAATAGGCAGATATTTGCATTCCACCCAATTATGTTTGTCCTTGATGATCGCCCATGAAATGCACTTGTTGAGCTCAGTCTGAATCTGGTCGATCCATTGCATAATTTCCGCGGTTATCAGCTCAAGGTTATTCTCCTGCGCTGAATAGCTTCCAGATCCAACACCATTGAGCAAAGACCCAGCAAAACCGAGATCCTTTGAAATCTTATCACTTAAGTCAGATTCATACTTTTCATCAAAAATATCCGTATTCGCAACTTTAAGCGCATCGATCTTTGTTCCTGCGGATACCGATACAAAGGATGTTCCACCGACATTGTTCTTGTTCTGTATGGCTCCCTTAACAGCATTATGCTGCGCTTCCTGCTGCTGTTTTGTAAGTGCGCAGGTTCCTTTCTGCTGTCCCTCCGGGAATGTTTCATAGATTAATTTGTTGTTGATCTCATCCAGCACATTTCTTTTTGTGTCTGTAAAATAATCATCATACAGAATGTCTCGAATTGCAGCCAGTACAAGTGGTCTTCCATACTTTTCTGTGCGAGAGCTTCGGATTTTATGCACAATCGTTTTGTTGCTGTCAAGGACGACCCAGTTTCCTTTTTTCGTCTTTATCTTTGTTTTTCTTTGTTCGTATGCTTCCCTTATTTCCTTTGGAAATTTGCGCACTAATTTTTCAGGCGTTTCACCGGTACCTGTCGTGAAATAGTCAAGATTAAAAGCAATCACATATGAATTGTTTCTTCTCCCAATAATTTCCGTATAATCCGTCGGCAATGAGAAAATACTTGCGTTAATTCCGAGTTCGTTGATTTCGGAGATACATCCGACCTCGTAATCATCCATGAACCTTTGCTGCGATTTTTTACCTTCTGTCGTCTCAAAATAATAAAATGCAATTCCTTCAATCATTCCGCGCCACAAAGCATCACGCACAAATTCTCTGTCTCGTATTGTCCGCAGGGTTGCGTCCATGATCTCTGCGTTTTTCTGTTTCTTTGCTTTGCTTTTTCCGTGCGGAACAATCACGCGGTCAAGCGTCGGCATTGCCGTCATATAATCAACGGTGTTTGTATAGGTGCCGTTCATACCATATATAATTAAGGAAAGTTCACGCAGCAGCTTGTTATGCGCCATCGGATCTTGCACAATTTCTTTGAGGTCGTCTTTCGAATATAAATCGAATACGCTTAACCCAAGAGTATAATTTGAATACACAATTCTGCTGTTGTATGTGTTAAATTCATGGCTCGGCCCCTGCTCCTGCAGGGTTCGATTCTGCCTCGGCTTATTTCTTTGATATTGTCTGCCCTTGCCATTGTTTATATCTTCTGCCACAATTTTCCTCCTTCCTTAATTAATAAATGTTCCAAAATCATAATCATCTCCACTGTTGACGTTTTCGCGCTCCAAAGTGGAAATGAAATAGCTTCCATAACTTACGCTGGTATATCGGTCTTTAAGATTATCTCCCTGCTCATGAATCACGATAATGCCGGAATCCTGCTTTTTTTCATAAACCAATCCGACAGTTTCACTGATCATAGCCTGCGTTTCCAGGAACGGTGCTTCGTAAAAAATCTGCACATTCGCATCAGGGGAGCCGTAATACTCCTTGATCTTTGGAAGGGTCTCTTCCTTTGCCATCTCAAAATTGATCAGAAACTCAATCCTTTTCTCAGTCAGCACACGCCTGAAATCGGTTGCGATATCACTGTTTAGCTTTTGCGACGCTGTAACTGCATAAATACATGGATTCGCCCCTTCAACCTTAATGCGCCCTGCTATTCCGTCATCGTTCATGCAGGAAAGAGGGGAGTAGTATGTATCACGTTCATCATCGTAAATTTCTCGCGCAAGAAAGTCGTACACTGCTATTCCGGCATTTCTGGTGTCCAGTACGATATAATCTGCGTGAAAATCTTCAAACAACTGTCTGATCCTGATAGCCTGTCTCACCGTGTCCCCGCCCTGGACGGATTCCAGATAAGGCACGATACGGCGGAAACCGTTTGCCATCCTGACATCTCCATCGTCTCTCTTGTAATTCACAAAATCCGGCAATGCGCGGATGCATGAGAAGATTGAGTTATCGTTATTCTTCTTTTCCACAAAAGCCATATCCACACTCACAATGCGGATCTCATCAGGCTGTTTCGGGATGTCATAAGGGTTCTTCTTGTTATCTTTGATATCTTCTGACCTTCTCGGATAAAAGGGTTTCTTGACCTTTTGGTTCTGTAAAAGCATCTGATATGTAAAAAACGCAAACTGATTCTCTTTCAGCCGCGCATTCAGAAATTCAAGTTGCCATGTGATCGGGTCTTGTTTCCGTTTCTCCTCTTGAAGCTGTTCCTGCATCTTAAAGTTATGTTTCAGTGTGATGCTCTCGTCAAAAGCAAGCAGACATCCACCTTTGTCGTTCAACATGCTTTCATACTGTCTGTCCACAATGTCCCACATCCAGTGCGGTTCTATCCAACTCGAACTGATATAGATATCAACAGGAAGCTCCTGCAGCTCCTTCATGTTTGCATAGTATGGATCAGTCAGATATGGCGGCTGCCGAATGATCTGGAAAGGGGAGAGGATGCTGTCGTCAACCTTCTTTGCGATCTGCCTGCATTCTTCTCTGATAATTACATTTGATCGATGTCCGCGCCCATTTTCTGAGGCCGGTACAACAACAATCGTGCTCCCACTTCGGAAATAAACAATAACCTCATTTTGGTTATCCTTAATTTTTAAGATTTCCTTACTGAGTACGGCTGATTTTGTCATCAGCTCATTTCGTATCTTTTCAGATATAATAAGCTTGGATTGCCCCTTAGTAGCAGAGGACAGCACGATACGTGAATGCGGATTAACGATACATCGACAGCACGCATAAAGCGCAATAATAAAAGACTTCGCCGCGGCACGACAGGCAATAATCACAATGAAATTACATACACCCATCAGATACAGGATCACAACCTGATACATGTACAGATTGATCCCGAGATAATCGATCGCCAACCTGTGCAGGTTTCTTCTGAAAAAAGTGTTCCACCTTAGCACATGGTCAACATTGCGTTCATTTCCAAGAAAGCTGTTTGACGGAAACTTTGTGTACAGCTCACGCTGCTTTTCATCGGCGTTTCTGTTCTTGTAAAATTTAGGTGGACTCTGTGTCTGCGTAGTCATCTTCGTCCACATCCTTTACATAAAACTCTTCGTCCCTTTCTGTTGTTCCGTACTGCAGATTTCTTAACGGGCGAAGGATAAACCTTCTGAAATAATCTCTTATACTGTCATAATCACTGTACAGTTTTTTGTTTTTGTAATATTCCTCCGGCGTAAACTGCGCGATCCTTAAATTCCACACGCCAAGGCAATCATCGCTGTTTGCTTCTCCTTCATTTGCAACCTTTAACCCGGACTTCTGGAACGTATTGTTATAGTATTCGCCCATTTTCTTGTAACCGTCCATGTCTCCGGATGCAACACATTTGAGCTGCTGCATTTTTGCATAGCAAAGATCCTGTATAAATATTTCCTGATTGCTGTCACAATGGGGATTCGATTTCTTTAGATAATTGTAGTGCGCCTCAAGATTGGCGTAATCTGTCGGTGCAAGCCCTGTGCCCCAGCGTAGAATAGCTTCTGGCTTAATATATTCATCGTCG